TGATGGATTACAACAATATATTGTAAGAATTCAGCAGGCAATCACAGATCTATTGCCAAGAGGACAATATGCTGACTTTAATTTAACTGAGTTCTTGCGTCCAAACCAATTGGCGAGATTTAATTCATACGCTGTGGGTATCTCAAATGGCTTCTTGACAGTTGACGAGGTTCGTGAACTTGAAGGAATGCCACCTACAGAACCTATGGCATAAAATGGAGTAATGGAAATGGATAATTTAATCACACGCTCGTTTGAAATACGAGCAACAGACACAGAGAAGCGTGAAGTTTCTGGTGTGGCTGTTCCATTCAATGAAACAATTGACATTGGCGGAGGATGGACTGAGCGTTTTGAAAAAGGCGCAGTTGATCTTGAGGCTGATGTTAAATTATTTCGTGATCACAAAGAAATAATTGGCAAGGTAACAAGAATGGAAGAATCTGATGAAGGTCTTCTAATCAGTGCCAAGATTTCAGATACAACACTTGGAAATGAAACACTTGAACTTGTAAAGGATGGAGCAATCCGTTCTTTCTCTGTTGGTTTCATTCCAGTAGTTGATGAAAAGAAAGAAAAAACAATAGTTCGTAAGAAGGTTGACCTCAAGGAAGTTTCCTTGGTGGCATTTCCTGCTTACGAAAGTGCTTCTGTAACAGAAGTTAGAGAAGAAGTCAAGGAGGAAATAATGACTGAAAATAAAGATTACTCTGCAGACATTGCAGAAGTTCGTAATCACGCAGAAGAGTTAGAGCGTAGACTTGATGTTCTTGCTACAACTTCTGCTTCAACACCTGCAACATCTCAGTTCCGTTCAATGGGTGACTGGGTTAAGGCAGTAGCAGCAGGAAATGATGATGCTATTGCATTGCACCGTACATTCACAGGTGCAGATTCTGGCGATTCAATCATGAAGAACGCATGGGTTTCTGATACAGTTCGTATCCTAAACGCAGGTCGTCCAACATATTCCGTATTCTCAACAGGTGCACTACCTGCTGACGGTATGAATGTTGAATATCCAAAAGTAAATACAAATACACTTGATGTAGAAGAGCAGGCTGCTGAAGGCGACACACTCGCTTACGGTAAGTTGACTCTTACATCAGCAACCGCTCCAATCAAGACCTACGGTGGATACACAGATATGTCCCGCCAGGTTGTAGAGCGCTCAAGCATCAACTATGTTGACACTGCATTCCGTGCAATGGTCGCTAAGTATGCTGCTACTACAAACGCTGCTGTTCGTGCAAAGTTGATTTCTGAAGCAGCAAACTTCAACACATCAGCACTTGGTGCTTGGACTGCAACTGAGATCATTGATTCTCTTGCAGAAGCAGCAACAAAGGTAAACGGAGATACAGGACTTCCATTGGAATTCATCCTTGTTTCATCTGATGTATTCCGTTTGATTGCTAAGACAGTTGATACATTGGATCGTCCAATCTTGTCAAATGTTGGTGCAACAAACAACACTTATGGTTCAATCAACCCAGTAGGACTAACAGGAAACATCCTTGGTCTTCCAGTTGTTGTTGATCCATCACTTGCAAATCTTTCATTCTACGCAGGTAACTCTGCAGCACTCACAAACTATGAGTCTGCTGGTGCACCATTCCGTTTGAATGACGAAGAAATCACAACACTAACAAATTCCTTCTCTGTCTACGGATACCTTGGTATCGCAGTACCAGAGCCAAAGGCACTTTGCGTAATTTCATAATTTAAAGGAGTAAGACAATGGACTGGACTGATTTGAAAGCGTATGTAGGAGCATCATCTAATGATGACGAATATGTACAAGAATGTTGGGATACTGCAAAGGATTTAGTTGCTTCTTATATTAAGAGCACCAAGGTTCCTGCAGGTATTCTCAAGCGGTGCTACATTGAAGTAGGATCAGAACTATTCCAGCGTCGTAATGCACCAACAGGTGTGGCTCAATATGCAACTTATGATGGAGCACCTGTCAATACTGCAAGAGATCCACTTGTTGGTGTATATCCTTTGCTTAATCGTTTTATGACGAGGTTTGCATGAACATAGGCTTAGTTAGAAGTGAATTAGAGTCTGCCATTATTCTTGGCGGTATATCTAAAGTCTATAAGTATGTACCAGAGAGACCAAACCCTCTCTGTGCAATCATTGAACCTGATACAGAGTTCATTACAGTATATGAAAATCAATATGATGCAGATTATGCTACCAACTGGAAGGTTTTAATAATTGTTCCATTTGCAACTAATGAAACTGAGACAGAAAATCTTGATGATACTTTAGACACACTTGTACCAGCACTATGGGAATACACAACAGCAAATAAAATGACAATAGATAAACCGTTCATATTAAATGTGAACAACGCTAAGTTTTTAGCAACAAATATAAACATTTCAATTGATATTGAAGGAGGAAATTAACATGGCACGAATTAAAGGTAAGTCTATCGTGTTTGAAGTTAATGGTACAGAATATGCAGGTGGAGTAAGCAATGTTGTTTTCTCTTCTGCAGTCAATACCCTTGGCTTTGGAAACTACGAAGACAGTCTTGATTTCACATGCGCTGTAACTGGATTCCAGGATACAGCAGCAGCATCATTCCACTCATTCATATGGGAGAACCCAGGAGTGACTGTGAATTTATCATTTGCACCACACGGAAATGCAACACCTTCCGCAGCACAACCATGGTTCACAGCCACAGGTTACGCAGAAGTTGTTCCAAACCTTGGTGGAGCAGCAGGTGAGTTCTTCACCTACGATTTGAACTTCATTCTTGATGGTAAGCCAACAAGAGTAGAGTCGTTCTAATTAGGTTGTCATGGCAGAGGCTATATCAGTTTCAGTTAATGGGGAAGAGCAAGTAAAAGCCGCTCTTGCCAAGATTGGAAAAGATATTATTGATAGATCAGACCTTAACAAAGATTTAAGCGATGAATTATCAAGACAAGCCTCTGCCAGGGCACCACGCCTAACTGGAGAACTTGCTTCCTCAGTAAGAGGCAATCCATCTGCTGACAAAGCACAAATTGTTGCAGGAGGCGGTGGAGTAGTTTATGCGGGTGTACAAGAATATGGATGGCCTGAAAAAAACATTCAAGAACAACCATATCTAAGACCAGCAGTCTATGAAAACTTAGGTTACATAGAAGAGAAATACAATGACTATATAAAGTCAATAATTAAAAGATATGATTTAGATTAAGGAGTCAGTAAATGAATAACGATTTAATGTCCACCATGAAGTGGAAAGAATTAGCAGAAATAGAAGCATATTTGGATTTGCCAATGGATGAATGGGAACAATCTCCTTCAAAGGCTAAATTAGCATTCGCAATGCAATATATGATGGCAAAGCGAAATAACCCAGGGCTTACAATAGACCAAGCAGAAGCCATGACAATTAATGAGTTGTCAGAAGCATCTGGCATGGATGTAGTAGTCCCAAAAGAAGGTACTTCAGCCTAAGCGCAATGGCTAAGTTCTGTATAGCCACAGGTTATACGCCAGAGCAGTTCTGGGAACTTAGTTTTGAAGAGTACGGCGCATTGGTTGAAGAACTTAACAGGAGGAAGTAGTGGCACAACAGATAGTCATTGATATTGTTGCAGAAACTAAGAAACTTACTGAGGGACTTAATGATGCTAACAAGCAACTTGGCACGATTGATGGTAAGTTAAAAGGTGTTGCCAAGGCCGCTACTGCTGCTGCTTCCGCTTTTGTTCTTAAGCAAGGCATTACATTTCTAAAGCAAGGCATTGATGAGGCTAAAGAAGCCCAAGAGGTAATGCGTAGAGCCACAACCACATTTGGCGAGGGATCTAAAGCATTACAACAAATTACAAAAGATGCTGAGAAATTTGGTAAAGAACTTGCTATTGATAATGATGAATTAATAGATTTAGCAACACAATTAGGTTCCAGATTACCAAAAGAAATACAAGCATCATCTGTTCAATTAGTTAAGATATTTAAAGATGTAGAAGCATTCACTGGTGGTGCTGTATCTGCAGAAGCAGCATCTGCCAAACTTGCAAAAGCATTTGCTGATGGTGTATTAAAGGCAGGCGAATTACAAAAGATATTCCCAGGATTAAGTCAAGAAACATATAAGCAAGCAGAAGCATTATCTGCAGCAGGTAAAAACCAAGAAGCATTAAATCTTCTTGTAGATACTGGTGCAAAGAAATATGGAGATGCTGCTGCTAAAAATGCAACATCAACACAAAAATTTGAAGTAGCGCTTGCTAATTTTAAAGAAGAATTAGGTACAAAGGTTTTGCCAATACTTGAGAAGGGTATTGATTTCCTAACAAAAATTCTTAATGCATTTGATGCATTGCCAACACCTGTACAGAACTTTTCGTTAGGATTGCTTGGCCTTGTAGGTATTGGTGGCCCTCTTCTTTCATTTATTTCAAACACCAAAGATGCGTTAGTTAATCTTGGATTATTAACAACAGGAACTGGTGCTGCCACAACTGCAACTAATCTATTTAGCCTTGCATTAAAGGCTATTCCAATTCTTGCAGTAATTGCATTAGTTGTACTATTAATTCAGAACTGGGATGATGTTTCTGCTGCAGCCAAGAAGTTATGGGAAGCAGTAAGTAAATGGTGGGGAGAAATCTACGAAGATATTAAAGAGTTTGCAGGTAAAGCAATTGACTGGTTAAAAGATAACTGGCCTAAGATCCTGGCGGTACTTACAGGACCATTTGGACTATTTACATTATGGATAATCACATATAAAGATGAAATTGTTGCCAAGTTTAAAGATTTATGGGAAACAGTTAAGACTGCTGTAGTTGAAAAAGTTACAGCAATTATTGATTCAGTTAAGGGACTTTGGAATAATCTAAAAGATTTTGTTATTAATTATTTTTCAGATAAGGCTGATAGTTTCTTAGGTGCTATTAAGTCTGGATGGAATGCAGTAAAAGATTTTGTATCAGACATTGTAGAAATAATTAAACTAACTGTTGGTGTTAAATTCTTAGAAATGTTTACAACAGTTACTACATGGGTAACTGCAATTAAGACTGGTGTTGTTGAAAAGTTTACAGAACTTAAAGATTCTGCTATTAATCAGTTTAATAAACTAAAAGATGCTGCATCTAAGATTTGGGATAGTATTAAAGGCTTTATTACTGATGTAGCCACAAATATTAAGAATAGACTTGGCGAAGTCTTTGGCTTTATGGTTGAAGTTGGTAAGGACATTGCTCGTGGTATTTGGCAGGGCTTGTCATCAATGACTGGCTGGTTTAAGATGCTTCTAAAGGGATGGGTTGAAGCAAACATTCCACAAGCAGTCAGAAACATATTAAAGATTAGTTCTCCATCAAAAGTTATGGAGCAGATTGGACAATTTGCAGTTGAAGGATTATATAAGGGAATGGGAGCCAATGGTCCTGTTGGTATTCAATTACCACAAGTAAATATGGGTGGAGGAATTGCTCCAATTAATATTACAATAAATGCAGGAGTTGGTACAGATCCTTATGCCCTTGGAAGAGAAGTTTCTAATGCAATTAGACAATATGGAAGAATTTCAAGGAATGCCATATGAGAGTAAATGAAATAATTACATTTCAAATTTACAATAATGATGTTTGGACAGACTATACATATGGCATATTAGATATAAGAATTATTCGTGGCTGCCAAGATTATAGAGGCCCACAAAGTCTTGTTGATGTTGGACAATTACAGATAGTAAGCCGTAACCCAAATCTTGACCCATATGCAAATGATGCTGTTAGATATGGAAGACAAATAAGAATATTGGCAAATAGCACAACAATATATACTGGAAAAATTGACGGTATTGATGTTCAGTATAGAGCAAAAGATGACCCAATAGTTACACTTACTGGCATTGACATGATTGGAAGTATGCAAAAGCATATCCTGTCTACCTCATTTGTGCAGCAAGATTTAACAGATTGGTCAACAGTAGAATTATTACAGGAATTGGCTGCTGACCAAGAGGTAGCAGATTTTTATAACAACGCAATTGTTCATGACGGTACAGATAATGTTAATAGTTCTATTAATCAAAATGTTACTGCTTGGAATGCTTTGGCTTCAAGAGTTACAACAGATTTAGGATTTATTTATGCTGACTCAAATAATTCTATTAATTATTTTAGATATCCAAGAACAGACCCATTACATCCAAATAACTCAAGACCAATAAAGGCATCTTTTGATTACACTGGAAGTGAATTATCTTACAAAACTATTAATCTAAATGATGGTTTTGAAAATATAGTTAACCAAATAGATGTAAATGGTGAAGGTGGTTATTGGTCAACTATTGCTATGACTTGGACTCCGTATACATCTACACAAACTACTAAAGTACAGACACCTTCCGCAAATTTGTGGGGTAGGTCAAGAGACTCCTTAACAGTATTAAATACTAATTCAACTACTATAACTAATATAACAGATGCAATATTTGTTGAAGTTGCTAATCCAGTTCGTGAAGTTTATGAAATAACATTTGATGCATCTTTATATCCAGAAATAGCAAATAACATTGATATATTAGATAATATCAATATTAATCATTTAATTAATCAATCAACATCCATTGATAGAAAATATGGAATTGTTGGCATTAGACATGAGATTGGTTATGATTATTGGAGAATTACATATTTAGTAAAAAACTGGAACATTCAAGAAACAGCAATGGCAACTCCAGTTATATCAATTAGTCCTGCAAGTGGAGACCAATTCACAGACTTTACATTTTCATACACTATTGACCCATCAGAAACAATTACAAGTCAATATTGGACATTAGGTGAGTCTTTTACAAGTTCTGATCCAAGCGTTACAGTAAACTATGCAAACCCTGGCGTTAAAAATATATCCTTAACAGTTACAAATATTTATGGCTGGCAAAAAACAGTAACCACACAACTAACTGTTGGTGCATCGCCACCAATTACATCATTTACATATTCTGTTATCGATTACAACAGATATCAATTTACATTTACTGGTCAAGAAGCAGCATCATATTATTGGGATTTTGGAAATGGCAGAACATCAACAGAACAAAATCCAATAACATATTATGAATCAACGACTCCTGTAACAGTAACATTAACCGCTACAAATGCTTATGGAAGTGCCCAAGCACAGCAATCATTTACACCTGTAGTTGTTACAAGATTACCAATTAGATATGTCAGATTAGTTTCTTATGCCTCATATAGCAATACCTATTTAACTGGTGCTTACGGTATTAAAGAATTAGAAGTGTTTAATGGAACTACAAATGTTGCACAAGGAAAAACTTTAAGTGTAGATGAACGAATTGCATTTTTTACAAACTCAACAACATTTTGGGATACATATAATAGATTAATTAAAGAAGATAGTTCTTTAGTACAAACATATTTACTTAATGGAGTTACAAGTCAAACACTTTATCCAAGAAATGCCGCAACAACTGATGCCTGGCTTAGTGGTTGGCAGACAGTTGATAGAGTAATAAGCGGTGTAACACAAACATCAAGAACAATTAGCGATAACTCAAGTGTTTATGATAATGTTCCAATGATAATTAACATTGACCTTGGACAAGAATATTTTGATATTACAAGTATAAATTTAAAGAAAGACCCATACCCTCTTGCATTAGTATTTGATGTTTTAGTATCTCAAGCAGGTACAACTTGGTATAACGCTGGCAGATTACAAACTACTGGTAATACTAATAATGGAACATTTACTGCTACAACTACCTTGCCAATTACCACATCTTGGCCTACATATAATGTTACATCAGATATTATTCCAATTAGATATCTAAGGATTGTTGCAAATAATACGGCATTTAATCTTGCAGGTGTTTATGCAGCAAGCGGTGTGACAAATGCTTTGCCAGAAACATCTACCTCTTTCAAAAATGACGGAAGATGGAGTTTAGGAAGTTTAAATAATAACAATGAAACTGGAACACAATTTAAATTAGGCCCAAATAGTTGTAGTGTTTCTGCATATACTGGAAGCACAATAGTTGGCAATTATCACGCTGGCGATACTATTCCTGGTACATTATTAAATGATAGAAGCCCATTAACTGGTATTACTTGGACAAGTACAACACCAACATTAGAATTAATATTAGACTTTGGTACAACACATTACAATGCAGGTGCAATTGGATTTGATACCAGAAATGCAAGCGGTACATCAACAACTACATCAGCAAATTCATTTACAGTTTATACAAGTAATGATGGAACAACTTGGACACTATTAGATACAGTTCCAATGGCAACTGATGGAACTGCTGGCATGTATCAAAGAAGAACATATACATGGCAACCAAGCAATTTTTCAACTACATTTAATGGAGTTCCATTTACCAATACAAATAGAACGATTATAAAAACCACATAGTTTTCTGGCACTGACTCCAGAAATAGCAAACCCACCCAAAGTGTCATGATTAAGGGTGGGTTTGTTTAATTAATCTTGTATTAGTGTTTCAATAACTTCAGGAATAAGTTCTACCTCAACCTGGGTTTCAGGTTCAGCAATTACTTCTGCTTTCTTAGCCTTAATTTTTGGCTTAGGACGCTTTCTATCAAAGTCCCACTCTTTCTCACTATACAACTTGCCATCGTAATAATATTTTGTCATTTCTTCCTCCTGACATTTGATTGAGCGAGTATCTCATATATATCATCTACCCGCTTTTCAAGTCTATTGACCTGATCTTTGAGGCTACTGCCTCCATTAGGACGAAGTTCACTTAGGAACTTATTTATAAGCCATTTAATTAATGCAATATTTACCCCCAGAATTGAAGTTATGGCAGCAGCCAAGGCGGTTAATACTTCAGGACTCATAATACATATAGTCTACAATAGATGTAGATTCACCTTGGAGGTTTTATGGATATCCTTAATGTTCAACCGCCCACGATAGAGTGGCGGGTATATAGAAATGACACTACTACATTAACAGTAGTGCTAACAGATTCAAATGGCGTAGCCCTTGATTTAACAGATTGGGACTTTGAGTCAAAAGTCAGAGAATTCCCATCAAGCGCACAGGCAATTACAGAAATGTCAATTGTAAAGAATGCCAATACTCTTACGCTGGCATTAGACACAGCAGATTTAACATTAATTAGTTATTTTGATATCCAAGGTACCAACTCTGTAAATGACAAGATATCCACAGTTTTAAGAGGACAAATCTTTGTAGAAGAGGACATAACACGATGAGCATTGGAAAAGTAACAGTTACATCAGAATCAGAATTAGTTACACAAAATGTAGAAATCCTCTCACCAGAAGAAATTAGGGTTTACACATCTAATTTAGAAATTGCTGCAGGACCGCAAGGCCCTAAAGGAGACACTGGAGATACTGGCCCTACTGGTGCAACTGGTGCTACAGGCCCTCAAGGGCCTACAGGAGCCACTGGAGCGACTGGACCCACAGGACCACAAGGACCCATTGGTTTAACAGGCGCACAAGGCCCTACAGGGGCTACAGGACCCCAAGGAGAGATTGGCCCACAT